CGATCTTTTACGTTACCTTGGGCATCCATAACTTTGATGAAAGTCGTTAACGCTGTGACGGTCATATACCAACCCTCGATCTTGCACTTCTAGAGTTCTTTAGTGAACTTAATGCTTTTGCTTGACCTGCATTAGCACCTTGCTTTGCTGCAGCATTAATAATCTGAGGAACACTTGATTTAGGTACGTACTCATCACCGTTGAAGTTAAGTGTAGGACCGGTATAAGCAACAGTTACACCACCAACTCCACCACTAGGTTGATCAGAATATGAACCTCCGGGGATCACACTTTGACCACGTTGTCCAGACGCATAACGAGCTAAAGCTCCCTGCATTTGATCATCTCTTAAGACATATTCAGGTCCATTATCTCCGATGAGAGCGTTAGTAGGACGGTCAACATATCCTCCTGCCGCCGCTGCCCACATACCTGTATGAACAGTACCACTTACTCCGGGGGCATTAGTCTGAATATTTGAAGCAGGTCCAGACAAACCACCACCAAACATACTGCCTACAAATTTGACCATTGCCATCTTCGCTTGGGTGGCAACCATCTCAGCAACCATGTCTAAATAAGCATCAGCAATTCTGTTGAACATATTGACCATCGCATCACCAACAGATATTGAACCTCTGATCATTTCCTTAAAGTCAGACTGGAATGAATCACCCGCAGCTTCAACTAAAGTCTTAAACTGTTGCATCGGATTCTTTAGTTCATTTAATCGATCCTCTAATTCATCTAGCCAATCGTTTAATACGGCTTTAGTTGATTTACCTGCTTTCTCTGCCTTCTCTATTTCCGTAACAAGTTTTTCTATCTCTTCTCTTGGCTTAGTCGGGAACTGGGAAGCTATCTCATTAATCTTTCTCCACCGTTCTGCATAAGCAGTACCGCCTTCGTTGAGTTTGTCTTGAAATTCTTTTTGATCTTCTAAACGCTTTAATGCTTTTTCCCAACTTGCCTGTATTCTTGCGTCGTCTTCCCCAGTACCAGTCTTCTTACCTTTTGTTCCCGTAATATCTGGATTTAATATCTTCTCAAACTTTTCCATCTCTTTTTGTGTCTTTACTAATGCTCTAATAGCAGCTAGATCACTAGAGTTAATCCCTAATATTTCTTGACCTCGGCTCTGCTGATGCTTTCTTAACCATTCAAGACCGTCTTCTCTCATAGACGCTTCTTTAAGTCTGTCATCTGCTATCCAACTCTTCTCAAATACTTTATTAGCCCGTTCTCTTTGTTCTATTTCCGTAGCACCCAAACTAGCTAATTTTATTGCCGCACCTTCTTTCGTTAAACCCATCAATTTAGCGAGTGCTTCTATAGCGGGTGTGATTGCTTTAACTATTTCGGTAGCAAGATTCTGAAAACCTGCTCCAATGTCAGTAAATATTGGTCCTAATGCTAATTGCAGTTTTGACATGTGGAACGTCAACCTTTGCCCCGCATTCATTGAACTTTTTATAATTTTATCCGCTGATTCTCCATACTTTTTCTCTAAATGTTCGCCTAAGTCAACTATATTTTGTACCGTTACTTTTCCTTGTTCAAATAACTTATCTAGCTCCTTAGTTGTTACACCCATAGACGCGGCTAATTCGGGAATTACAACGCTCAGTCTTTCACCGATTTGCCCCCTCAATTCTTCCGCAGCAGCCTTGCCTTTACCCATTACCTGTCCAAGTGCGAGCATAACTCCGTTGAAATTTCGGGTATCTCCTTCCGTCGCAACTAAAGCCGCACTAAAGCCCTTCATCATATTTTTAACATCATTTACCTCGAAGCCACTGGCTGACGCTGCGGCTTGTAATCGTGTGAAGCTTTTTGTTACTTCCGCTTGAGGAATTAAGAGACTATTTGATATTTCATCTATAGATTTTAATGCATTATTATATTCTAAATTAGTTGAAACTACAGCAGTTAAAGCTAACTCCATTTTCTTCATTTCTGCTGCTGCAATAGTCGATTGTTTAATGAACTTAGCTAACTGTAAACCTCCCATCAATAAACCTGCTCCAGCCGCACCTAAAGCACCTCCGGCCAGCATTTGACCCCCCGTTTTACCTACTCCACCCGCAGCCGCACCGATTGAAAGAGGAGCAAAACCGGGTATCATCGCTGATGCTCCAAGAGCACCTCTACCAAAGGATGATAAAGCTCCCATTTTACCCAAACTTTTCATACCTCCAATTAACCCACCCGTCGCAGGAGGCGTGGCTAGCTGCTTATGAATATTCTTTACTTGGGTAGCTGCTCTTCTAGCTGCATCTTCAGCTTGCTTTAATCCATCAACTGTTGCCTTGGTTGCGGGACCGCCTTTTGCTGTTTCTTTAACAAATTTACTTTGTGCAGCCAAAAGATTCCCCGCTTTTTCTGCGGCTGTTGTTAATGCTGCATTTAATTGTTTATTTAGATCTAAATCTCGTTCAGAGAGTGTTAAAGCCTCCATCACTTTTGATGGATCTTTAGCGATTTCTATACGTTTACGCATTACCTCTAAGTCATCTAAATTAGTTTGATGCGTCGTTTTAGCTGCTTTTAATTCGTCATTTCTCAATTTAACTGTATCTATTAGATGTTTCTTCTGATGCCTAAACCCACTTTCAAAAGAGGTGGTAGTAAGTGCTGTTGCAAGCGTACCTAAATTTTTAATCTGATCTATCAAACCTCCGCTACCTTTCATATTTTTGCTATTTAAAGCAGCTTGATTTTTTAACGCTGTGTTTAATTTTTCGTATAAAGGTACTCTTATTTCTTCATGCTTGTTGAGATCTTTTAAAGCATCTGTCTGTGCTTGCCTACTTTTATTAATAACGCCGGAAGAGTTTTCAACAAGAGATGCATATTCTTTCTCTTTATTACTTAAACGGTTTAACAGATTCTCACTCGCTTGGTTTGATATTCCCAGTAAATCTTGCTTAGCATTAAGGCTTGCAGTTTGTCGTTGAGAGAAAGATCTACTTCCGCTACTTAGCGCAGCCGCCACCATTGGCATACCCGCACCTGTTGATCCACCTCCACCACTTCGACTTTCTCTGGTACGTGCGTCGAGATTTACTGTTCTGTTTAGTCCGCGGATACGGGATTCAAGTGCGCTGATTGCTGACATTGCAGCGCGGGTATCAACTTTTATTGCGTTACGTTTGCCTAGATTTTTGAGTGTTTTTTCTAACTTGATTGAAGAATTAGTTAGATTCTCAAAACGCTTTTCTAGCTTTTTTAAGTCGCCTTTATTTTTTACATTGATCTGTATATCGGCTGCGTAAATTGCCAACGGTCTAACTCAACTAGGTTGTTTCCACACTTTAGCGTCGTCTAGCCTTTTTCATAGCTTCATCTTGCTCTTGATTGATGATTGAAAAATATGCAGACCAAGCTAACAACTCTCGAAGAGTGATGTTTTGATAAAGCTGTTGGACTGTCATGCCTAATTCCTTCGCGACTCCGAAGGAAAGCATCATAAAATTATCCTTCCGTAGCTGCTTTTCTAGTTCTTTTCATGTCGGTTGGTCCCTCCTCTTCTTCAGTGTCACTAATCACTGCAAGCATGAGGGCTTGGACATCCTGTTCTTTACATAAATGCTTTAACTCTGCGATATGACTGACGTTAAAACACTTCTCTCCTGTCTTCGTTTGGGCCTTGTTAACCAAAAGTTGAAGGGCAAGTGTATTGGTGTCTTCGGGATTCTTTGCTTGGGCTTGTGCTTTCTCGCGTTCGGCCATCGTTAAAGGTGTGCAATAAAACTCTATTGACTTGCCATTCGTTAAAATAACGGTTCTTTTTGACGCTTTTAGATTCGCGGCTTTCTTTAGCTCGTCGATCAAACTCATAGTTACTTAATTAAGTTACCTAATTATAAGCATAAAAAAGCCTCCCGCAGACAATAGGAGGCTTGTGAACATTCCTAACTTAGTTTAGTTACCAAGTAAATGAGTAGGTTGCCCTGAAAGACTGAAGGTTAATGAACCGACAATTACATCCTCAGGTGTGACATTCAAGCTGAATCCCATAATTGAGATTGGTGCTTGGATGTAAAGACTATCAGTAAGGCTTGGATCAGCAGTTGTACCAACAGTGTTGATAAACAAACGTACTTCTGCGCCATCCTGATTCCTTCTCATGCTGTTACCGAGTAAACGGTTAGCAAGATTGGTTTGGTCGTCAGTGAACTGAACTTCCATTGAACCTGATCCAGAGGCAAAGCCAGCTTGCATTGTTCTAAATGAAGCTAGTGAACCTGTGGTGTTAACAGCACAAGGTAGAACTGTGGTATCAATCTCTTCTCTTGATAAATCAATGGAGAAAGATTTCACCTGACAGATTGCAGCAAATTCCGCGTAATCAATTTTGATGTGATTGACACTGGTATTTCCTGAGTCTGCTGAACCTGTACCGCCGTCACCCGCGAGAGTTATGGCAGTACCACCGGCTGATGCAGATACGTCAATTGTTGTTGCTGTTTTTGCAACAACGTAATAAGTCGTACCTGCGGTGAGGTTGGCATCTATATGACCACTGCCTTGGGCAGTGAACTTAACTGGGTCGTTTACACGAAAGTCGTGATCAGATGGAACCGTGATGGAGGTTCCGGCTGGAAAGTCGGAGTAGTCCTTTAGGCAAAATTCTGTAGACGCTGGCTGAAACCAAACGCTGCCATCAGTGCCAGTCAGAACTTGACTTGAGCAAGAAACTGGTATGGGTCTAGCTCTCTAAGAGAGAGTCGAAACAACAGCGGGGGCGTTGTTAGTACACGGGGGCTCGTACTTACTTAGATTCTAACTTAAATGAGTTGCTTTGAAAGGACAGCTAATGCTTGCCATGTAATGAGGCTTATCAGATAACGCAGCAAAATTAGGGCCATTTATCTCGCCAACTCTCCCATAACTACCCGTTGAAGGATGAGGGTTACAGGTATTTAGATTATTGAGCGCAGTCATTACAGACGTAATCATCTCTTGCGCTCTAGCGGGTCCGATGTTTTTAGGTGTAAAACATTCGACAATTACTACACCGCGTAGATTCTCCAGACTCGCACCAAGATTTATTTCGGTTGTACCTGTGAAATTAACTCGAATTAGAGCGTACTCAGTTGTTGCATCATCATCGGTATAAGTTTGGTTATCTCCGTAGCAAGAAACAGCGGGGGTTAACGCTCCCAACGCTGCTATGACTGGGGCTTCGTAGATAGAACGGATTGCTTGGAGAGTCATTAGTACTTTTTAAATACGTTTGTAAGAGTGTCATTTATTCTTTTACCCATACCGCCTCCGGGTGCATGAACGTATAAAAGAAACCAGTCCTTTTTAGCTGTTGCATTAGGCGCATTTCCCATTTGTCTTCCTTTTGTCGTAGGTAGTAAGTCCATTGCGTAAGCTCGGTATTCAGTCATATTCCCAAGTGTGTAACCTTCTAAGCCGTTATTTTTTGGAATATTCGGTAGTAGATTTTTTACAAACTTGCCGGATTGTTCTTGTCTAGGTACGGGGTAATTTCGTGGTATGACTGTTGGAATAGATGTTTGACCACTTCGTACCATCCAAGATGAAGCAAATAAACCACTCCAATACGGACCTTCATCTATTAAATCTCCGATAACATCCCCTACCGCTTCTTCAAGACCTTC